AACAACCATCATCCAAACGAAAAAACGAGCTATTAAACTCAATTTCTAAAATCGTTGGATTATCTTTAGTAAATTTAAAAATGACACCAAAATTTAAAAAAAAACGTTTAACAACAGAAGGTAAAAAATATGCTTTAACAGCATCTGAATAACTATAAACAACATCATCCCCATTTACAACTATAAAGACATGTTGCTTAAAGCTATCAACTGAATAATCAGTCCCCTCAACTGAACCCACAACTAAATAACACCACAAATAATACCAATAACTCAAATGTATCATGGAATTATCAATCATGGTGTTACTCTGGCCACTAGGCTGACCTTGTGTTTTCTCAAAAATATCACCAAGCGAAGTGATTATTTTTGATTTCACTACATTCTCATAGTAAAAATTATGCATATTAATATTAGCACCAGACGCATAATAACGCAAGTCACGAACTTTATTAAAAGCATCATTTGGTATAGTACCATCAAAGTGACTACAATCACCATCAGCCAGATTTGGGAAAGCCATTAACTTTCTAGCAAGCCTATCCCAATTACCCGCGAATTTGGTTATACCACCAAAAACGGGAGTTTTAAAAGGTTCATTCATTATCATTTCATTTTGCGGGGCATACAATCGATACCCTAACTGTGTATGTTCATTTGGACTAGCTACAACAGTCCTTGGGTCATTTTCAAGAATTTTCTCAATTTTCTTTAACTCACGTTTAACAAAAGGCTTAAAAAACACAGGAGGAAAATCACCTAATTGTATTTTATGTTCAAAATTCGAATAGTACTGACCATACAAATCACTATCAACTAACTGCCCACGATTTTGAAAAAGCAATTGCCAAGGCCAACCAGGCGACTTGGTCCTATCAAGCATAGAAAAACTTGATTGATAATCAAGCATAGGAACACCATCCATTACTTGAAACGTTTTAGCAACCATCAACCAAGCTCTATCCCAAAAAGGATTAATTGGTCTACCCAAATTTTCGCCATACTTACACAAACTAGTGTACTCAGCTAAAGGGTAAGGTGTTGTCATATTATACTTTGTCTTTAAATAACAAACATCACCAATTTTCTCAACTACTTCGGGCAAAAAACGAAACACATATTTTAACAAACGAGAATTAATTGGATCTCGTTGCACCATTCTCATACTACCTGCATACATTCTTCCTCGAGCAATATAATTAAATTTATTAACCCCCATAGAACTAACGACACTACCAAGTGTTTTGTTATACAAATTAGTTGGTGGATCCCTCAAAATCTTGGCCTTATCTTGTATCAAAGATGGAAAAAAGGCCACCAACTCATCCCGACTAATTACTGTCGGGACGTAATCGAGTTTAAACGAACGCAGTGGTTATCAACGTCAACTACGCTGCCACCGCAATGCAAACCCAAAACCTGATTATCAACTATCCAAGGGGAACCACAATCACCTCGATCAGACGTAGCATTGCCAGAACTACCGCCTGTTAAAACACCAACATTAATTGTAGGACAACTCGTTCTTAAACTAACAAAAAAATAATTTTTAGTCGAAAAGTCCTTCCTCAAAGATGGCTGAGGCAATG